TTATATTTTCCAATTGATAACAATGTCCTCAGCTGTCACCTTAACCTTGTTTATAAGTCTTCTAACAAGCACCTTTTGACTTTCGTAGTCCATTGAAAAGACTTTCTCAGCGTTTAGCAGTTTCCTCATATCAGCCTTTCTTTTGTTCTTTCTGAGTGCTGGATCGTTTTCTAGTTCAGTTTCAAGAGTCCCCCTCATGCTTATAAATTCGGCTGACTTGCTCTGTAATTCCTCCAGCGTGATACGGTCGTCTATGTAGAGGTCGTTAAGTCTGCTCAGTTTCTTTGATAGCTCCTCTATTTGTTTCTTATAGCTCTCACGGTCTATGGTCTCAGCATTGTCTCCTGAAAATATTTTGTCCAGGTAATCAGCGTCATCTTGTAGTTTGCTTATTTCTTTTAGCACAGAGGCCTCTAGCTTGTCTTTGTAGTAAAATCCTGAGTCACACTTTTTATTGTCGTTGTAGGTAGTAACGCCTCTCAGCGTTCGTGGGTGCCTTTGGTGGCATTCATATTTTTTTAACCTGCTCCCATCTTTCCTCTTTACGCCTAACATAATTTTTAAAGGAGCGCCACAATATCCACATTGGGCGATACCGGATAAAATGTACTTAGCTTGGAATGGTCTAGGATTGACATTCTCTGCTGCTGTTCTTTGTCTTATTTTTAGCTCAGATTGAGTCTTATCGTATTCCTCTTTTGAAATAATCGGCTCATGATTACCTGGATAAATTTCTCCCTTATACTGATTGAAACCACAATAGACAGGGTTATCGAGTATGGTTCTGACCGCCCGATAGCTCCAAGGCACATGCTTTGGGTATTTCTCATTTAGATCATCTCTCAACTTAGTAATAGATCTCCCTCTCAGGTAACTCTCAAAGATAAACTTAATGGCCAGAGCCTGAGCTGGATTGATAGTGATAGTTCCTGTCTCTCTGTGGTAGTCGTATCCATAGGATGTTTTAGCCCACATCATGGATTTTCCAGCCTTGGCACGTCCTATTTTCCCAAGTTGCATGCGTTCCTTGATTTGCTCCCTTTCTAGCTGAGCAAAGACGCTCAAGAGTCCAATCATAGCCTTACCAAAAGGAGTAGAGGTGTCAAAGTTCTCCTGCAAGCTCAGAAATTCAATCCCATTCTTGATGAATACATCCTCAATCAAGTGAAGCGTGTCTTTTTGACTACGGCTAAGACGGTCCAGCTTATAGACTAGAACTGTGTCAAATTTTCTTTTTTTAGCGTCTTTGATAAGACTTTCTAGCGCTGGTCTGTCAGTATTGGATCCTGAGAAACCTCCATCAGTATATACTTTGTATACATTCCAGTCTTTAATGTCGCAGTAGCTAGAGAGCTTGTCTTTTTGCTCATCTATAGAGTATCCCTCCTCAACCTGGTTTGTCGTCGATACCCTGACATATATAGCTACTTTATTTGTTGTTATCATAGTAGTACCTCTTTCAAAATTTCCTAAAAAATGATAAAATGGGTACAAGAAAAGACATCATGAGAGGTTATCTCCATGAAAATCTTTTCCTGTCACATGCCTCACGCTCAGAGTCGCCAAACTTTGAGAGCGTGGGGCTTTTTTGAGTTGTTTCCAAAATGGAAACAGTTGCTAGATAAAAAGAAAAGTAGCCGTATCAAATACGGCTACCATCACGTTATGGATCTAAAATCCAAACCTAAACTTTATGGAGCTAAACTCCTGATAGCTGTATTGTAATATAATTATTTAAAAACGTCAATTTTTTATTTAATATAAATCTAGTCCAAGAACTTCTTTTATCTTGTCTAGTAGTTTTTTATGGTCGTTTGTATCTAGCTTGTAAGCTGGTCTATAAACTTTATCATATAACTCTTTTCCTGCTGCATCTAGCATTACTTGTCCATCACTATCAGTCTTTTTCTTTGTTTTATAGACGATTTTCCGTTTGTCTATTTCTTGGATTTTTCGGACATAAGCATAGGCTTTGGGCTTGGACGGAGTGTTTTGATATTTACTATTTTCAATCGTGATACCACCACGATATTTCTTTCCTGATTTTTTACCAGTTAAAGGTGCTACTAGGAGCGTTCCATCAACTTTGTCAGGAGTTGTTAAGATGATAGCGTAGTGTTTTCCGTAAAATTCATTCCCACCTTTTTGTGGGAAGTTGATTAGATAAACTTCGCCTTGTTGAAATTTCATATTATTGCTCCGGATAATAAAATAAGGTGTACCTCTTAGAAGTACACCAGACCGTTTTGTCCTTGACGAACAAGGCTTTATAAATAAATATCGTATCCTTGACGAACAAGGCTTTTGACATTATTAGTGTACTTCTTTTTTTAGTTTTTGTCAAGTAGTTGTTTCCATTTTGGAAACAGTTGGTTTTATTCTTTCGATAAGTGTTGTTGAAGAATTAAGGCCACGTTGGCTTTCTCTTCCTCTGTCATAGGAGGTTCGTTTGGATCGTCTACCGAAAACTCGATAGCATGCCATTTATCATTTACTCTAATCCACTCTCTTCGTCTGTGGCATTTGCAATCTAGGTTGTGTTTAATCACTTCCATCGGTCTACTTTCGTTACTCATGTTATTTCTCCCTATACACACTGACAACTTCCCCAATAGTTCGGATGTCGTTGCTTTCGTCTAGGTGTATATCCTCATAATCTGGATTCAAGCTTTCCAGATATCCCTGACGCAGTTTCTTAACATAGTTAGCGCCGTCTACTTGGAAGATGCCGATAGTGTTATAATCAACCTGTTGGGTATTCTTTATAAAAAGATAGTCACCATTCTTTATCTTTGGCTCCATAGAGTTGCCGACGACATAAGCGATAGCGTCGTAGTCGTCTGGGATTTCATCCTCATAGAACGAAACCTCCATATCTAAATCGTCGTCCTGTATCGAACCACTACCAGCAGAGACAACCCCAGTAACACGTCGGTAAGTAGTCTGTCTGTAGTCGTCCAGTCTGATGATGTTCTCCGATACTTCGTTTATCTTCGTTTCTTCTTCGTTCCTCTGCTCTTTCAGTTGCCTCTTTGCATAATTCAGGACTTTGCCCTGTCTAGGTGGTTCTAGTTCGTCGTAGATGGTTTGGATTGGGGAAGTGGTAGGGATAATTTCAATAGATGAAGGTTTGGCTAGGTCAAATAGATATTGAGGAGAAACTTCTAAAGCCTGAGCGTATATTCTAATATCTTTTTCATCTAACTGTCTATTTCCGTTTTCATGGTTAGAAATTGTATTTTGTTTAAAACCTGTCAGCTCGGCAAGTTTTTTTTGAGTTAATTTCTTGGATTTTCTTACTTCTTTAATTGAGCTACCTAGTATATTCATATTAAACAACTCCTTTCATTTCTTATTATATACTAACGCGACCAAAAAATAAATAAAAAAATCTCAAAAAGCGATAAAAAATTATTGACAAATATCTCAAAACGAGATATAATTAAATCAAGCTTAAGGAAATAACAAAAACAAACCGGAGGGAAACACCATGAACACATTAAACGAGAAAACAATCAACATCTTCAAAGCAGTAGCTAAGGAAACTTTAATCCAAGGTACTTACGAGGAAAACTTCCTTTACAGCCAGCTTGAAGCATTCTGTACTAACTGCCGTCAATTCGCTTTTGGATGGACAGAGTTAGCAGAGGAGATTGAACGCCAAGAGCGTTACCTTCTCGATTCTGGTTTCACTCAAGAGGAAATCGATGACATTCGTTTTGATGCAGCATTTGCAGGAATGCTTGATAAATTAAATGTAGCCTGATTGGTATCACCAAGGTTCGAATCCTTGGCAGGTTGTTGCTCCAAGAGCGAAAAAAGAGAGAAAGGAGTAGGGAAATGAACGAATTAGAAAGAACAGCCCTCAATGAGATATTGAGGACCGTGACATATATTGCTGAGAAGTTGGATGAAGTAGATTCTAAGATTTCTTTGAACGATTCACAAGTTCCTGAGCAATAAAAAAGTCTTAACCTACTTTACACTAGGTCAAGACTTGCATACTTTGATAAGGTTTCACAGTCGGTGTAAAGCAACTGGTTGAAACTTCGCTGGTCATGCGTCCAGCACTGCAATCAACGTGGTTTGGCTAGTCTTTGAGTGCCGCACGGTAGTTATCTGTCAGTACTGCTATAAGCAGAGCTGCAGTCCCTCTTATAGTCAGCGACAGGCTCCGTGCAGTCACACTCGCAGTAAAAACTCGTTGGTACCTAGCCAAACTGAATCACTGAACCACAGTCCCCTTCAAAAATTTTGCCAATTTGCATCAGCTCCTTTCTTGTTAAGGATAATATAAATATATACTGTTTTTGAAGGAATTACATCGGTCTTAAGACCGATTTTTGGAGACGGTCATGGAAGATAAAATTATCGAACTTGCTGATTACTTCATCAGCGAAAACACAACGTACAGAGAAGCAAAGATAGCGTGTGAGAAGCTATTAAAACAAGTCAGCCATGAGATTGAACTCAGGGCACTAGAGAGTGAGACGAAGGTATGACAAAAACAATTGCAATAAATACATCAGAGCATGATGTATTGTTGACGGCAAGAAAAAACCACCCTGCTGTATTCGTCGATGGAATGTTTCTCGACGGAATTGAGCGAGTGGAATTTACCAATCATTATCTGGAGAAGTGTGAAGTTGTTTTAACGTTTAACGATAGAGTTGAAACCAATCCCTTCCCTCTAAACGATATTACTTTATTAGAAAAGTTATTTGGTCAGAGTTCGAACGGTCAATCTTTACGGGATATTGTCGTGCAAACTCTTGAAGATGCTGATTAGCATCTAAACCATCAAAAAAAGAAACATGAACACTAAAACTTTCTTTTCCGTTTTTCTTGGTTCTATCAAATTCTTTGCCAAGGACGATTAAAGAAGTTTCTAGCTGGTGATCAGTCATAACATTACCTCCTTTCTGACTACATTATAGCAGAAATCACGGAGGGTAACTATTAACACAAGGGGGTGAGTGCGTGCAGGAACTTACAAAAAAACAAAAGTTAAAAAAGCAAGAATTGAAGCCGAAAATAAAGCTTAGAAAAGAGAGAAAGAAGCATGAACTTACGACAGTTTTTATGGCAGATTTAATTGGTTTGAAAAATCGCAGACAATATGAATTAAAAGAAAATGGCAAAGCTCCATTCCATGATTATGAGATATCTATTATTTCTAATTATTTTCACAAATCAGAGAGTGAATTATTTTTTTAAAATAAAATATCTCAATTTGAGATTGAAAAGAAAGGAGAACTTATGACAGATTTTAAAAACTTGAATCTTCAATTAATCTTTCAGAAATGCGACGGATGATTACACTGCAGTCAAAAATGATTTTCTGAGAGATCCAAAGCTTGAGCCGGCAACAATTGGGATATTGATGGTCGTTCTCAGCAATAAAGAGAATTGGCTTGTCTATCCAGAGGAAATAGCTAGACGGTTGAATATTAGCCGCGAAATGGTTTTAAGGCATTTCAAAAAGATTGAAAAAGCTGGATATTTAAGGACTGTCAAAAAAAGCCTCGGCAGAGGGAGAGGAGTTCAGACTTTCAGATTCTTCTCAGATACAAAAATAACTGATTTTCAATTTGAAATTATGTTGCAACGTCTTGATGAAGCGATAGCTATGAAGAAGTCTGAGTTATCCACAATTACTTAATACAAAGTTGCATTTTACAACATTGTATTTTACAACATTGCATTTTACAACGTTGTAAAATAAGGCACTAATAAATATTAACTAACAACAAGTATTAAATAACAATAAATATTAAAAGACAACCAGTCCTACTTCTCTAAATAAATAAAAGAGAGGGTAGAAAAAATAAATACAAAGGAGAAAAAATGAGACCAAGACGATATCCGTATAGTGGGAAAAAAGAGTCCACCTTTGTAAAGGCAGACCCTGAGTTAGTTGAAAAACTTTTAAGAAACACTAGTTTTATTGAGCGTTTATCGGTGCCAATCGCCTCTTTTCTTGGATGCGCGAAAATGGCTACCTGATTAAGCGCAAAGGCTCAGATTGGAACGTGCCAACCCAACGTAGCATGGACTTGAAACTCTTTGAAATCATGGAAACAAACGTGCAACACGCAGATGGACATATCACTGTGAACAAGACACCAAAGGTCACAGGCAAAGGACAACAGTATTTTATCAATAAGTTCCTTAATCAGGAATACTTGACAGGATAAAAACAAAAGCCCCTCTGGAACGGCAATTCCATTGAGGGACTAAGCAAAATACTTTACGAGGTAATTATATCATGAAAACAGTAAAAAAGGAATGGGAGCCACGGATTGTAAACATCATGGCAGATGGTTCTCAAGTTGATGATTTGACAGGCTATGTCATCCCTGCTGGTCATTCGTACTATGACATTATTTTAGGCATGAACAAGCAATCTAACGAGGAGGGCGTAGCTTAATGAAATTACTTACCAAGTTAAAACTCAGACTTGAAGTAGTTCTTAAAGCAGTCAACCTTGACTGGCGAGAGGTAGCGGTCGAACTCATGATCGACCTATTTGAGGAGCGTAAGCGTCGCTTTGCTTTCGAGCAAGAAAACTATGACTTGAAGCAACAATTGGCAATCTACAAAGAAAAAGAACAAGGAGAACAATATGTTTAAAGTACTAAAAACAATCAAAAAAATCAAACAGCTTCAGAAAGAAATGCACGATATCAGTTTAGCCTTTCTGGCTCTACAAGATGTCGGATTGATGCCAGAGACTGAAAGAAGCAAGGCGAAGGCTCAAACAATGCACGATGTAAGCCACATGCTCAAGGACGTCCTGGGCGGCAAGTCGGTAGATGAAGCCATGAAACGTCTAAATAGCGAAGTGAAAATTGAAGATGTGGAGCAGGAAGATGACTAGAATTGAACTTGAAAACCGTGTATGGCTTTTGGCTAATCATGAAGAAAAAAACGAATTGCTGGATCTTGGGCTAACGTCAAAGGCCAGATATGTGAAACGAGTGCTTGAGCTTGGGAAGGTGTATGCTCATGTTTGATTACGACAGAGATATAATGCAACCGCCTGAAGAACGAGAAGAACTTGACCCAGCTGATTGGATTTTCAGCGCTGGTCAATGGATCTATGTAGGAGATTGTTAGCCTATGAATAGAGAACACAACGAAAGGTAGAAGGAAATGACGAATAATCAAATTGTAGAAGCAAAAGGCGACTTTTTAACCAACCCACAGCTACTTAATAGCGGTATTATCAGAAAGTATCTTGACCCACAAGGAAAAGCTAGTGATGAGGAGCTTGCCTATTTTATAGCTCAAGCCAAAGCCCAAAACCTCAATCCATTTACAAAAGAAATTTATTTTATCAAGTATGGAACTCAGCCAGCCCAGATAGTCACTGCCAAATCAGCTTTTGAAAAGAAAGCAGATAGTCACCCGCAATTTGATGGCAAAGAGGCAGGCGTAATCTATCTGATGGATGGTGAAATTAAATACTCAAAAGGAGCATTTATTCCTAAAGGTGCTGAAATTCTTGGTGGTTGGGCTAAGGTGTACCGCAAAGACCGTACTTACCCAACGGAAACAGAAGTATCTTTTGAGGAGTACGACAATTCTAAAATACGTGCAAGAGTTAAGGAACTGACACAACAAGGTAAAGATGTTACTTATCCAGTGATGAACTCATACGGTAAGCCAATAGGTGAGAATAACTGGGATACTATGCCTTGTGTCATGATACGAAAAGTAGCTCTAGTGTCAGCTTACCGTGAGGCGTTTCCTGCCGAGCTTGGAGCAAGCTATGAGGCTGACGAAATTCAGCTGGATAACACACCTAAAGACGTCACTCCTCAAGAAAGCCGTGAGGATGTCGTAGCACGCAAGATGGCTGAAATTGAGCAATTCAACAAAGAGCAAGAGGCAAATCATGCAGATCCCGAACCTGCTCAAACTGAGGAAACAATCCAGGGCGAATTGCTAGACGGTGAACTTGAATATTAGGAGGACAACATGCAAGAATTACAGGTTATTGATGATAAGAAAATCAATAAAATCTATGAGATGATCACAACGGATGAACTTACTAGAGAGTCTTTTGAAAAAGACCTCATAGAGGCTACTGAGAAGTACAAGGACTATATTCCTACAGCTGGAACTCTCAAAGACGACAAGGCAAAGCGGGCTGAATTTAACAAGTTAATTGAGTCTAAAAATCGTATCCGTATTGACACTAAAAACTTACTATCAGAGACAGCTAACACATGGGATAGTTATGCTAAGTCAATTATTGACCCATTTGCAACCGTAGTTAGTGAATTTGACAAAGGTATCAAGGAAATCGAAGAACATCAAAGACAACTAAAAATAGATACGGTTAAGAGTTACCTAGCCAACAAATCGGCTGAGTACATGCTGGATCCTCGTCTCTTTGATGAAAAGGCCCTTGAGTATGTCAAAGCTAGCGATTTTATGGCAGATGGCGTGACGCTTAAAAAAGCCACTATGAAGTCACTTGATGACATGGTCACATTTGAATTTCAGAAACAACAAGAATTTGAAAAAGCCAAGTCAGCTATTTCAGGGTTATGTGCTGAGTATGGCATGACTGACTCACCTTACATTAGACAGCTGAAAGACTTGACTCTTGCTGAAGTCTTTGGACAAATCAAAGCTGATTATGAGTTTGAAAAGCAAAAGGAAGAAATCAGACAGGCTCAAGAACGAGCAGAGCGAGAAAGTCAGGAACTTTTAGCAGCCCAACAAACCAAACAGCAAGAACAGGCTCCAAAATCAACGGAAACCCCAAATTTTGACCCAGAAACGGGCAAAATCTTGGACGGTGGACAAATCCTCCAAAATGAGCCTAACGCTCTTAGAGGGGCTGAAAATGACCTAAAACGATATGCCCAAAAAATGACTTTAGAGGTGTATTTTGTAGACACAGCCGAAAAAGACCGTTTCAAGGCTGGTCTAAGTCAACTCGGATTTGATTTTAAAAAGAACTATCAAGTCAGGGGTTATCAACGTATCGAGCCATTAACTCAGGCTGAACTAAATGAACAATGTGGGTGGTAAGTATGACAGAAATTGAAAAAATTTCAGGAGAATTGGCTGAATATGGGGTGCCTGATGAGTTAATAGGAAAAATAGAGGACCTATTAGCGACTCTGTATGGCGAAAAAAAGGAAATTGGAGATAGAAAAATCTTGGATATTTCTCCAGAGTCAATGGGGAGGTAACCATGGACATCAGAAAAATATCTGACAGCGTAGCCATCTACTCGGACGGCAAGAAATTGCATGTTATCCACAACCTAGGGGATGAGTTTATCCTAGATTTTAAGGTGGGAGAGGATAGCGTCTGGAACCTCAATGGCCAAGTCGTAGAAATTATTGACATGATTGAGCCTGTCTTTAAAGTTTTCAGCTTTTGCTCAAAATCTGGAGAGGGTATGCAACGCTTAAAACATGCTATCGTCCACTTTGAAATATTTGAGCAGTACATCAGAGATAATCAGGAAGACCTGATGATCTGGTGGCACAATCCAGGAGGGGAATATGATTAAAACCGTATTTTTTTCATGTGATTATCCACATCATGAGGCGATTGACGACCAAATAAATAGCTGGCTTGCCGAAAATCCAGGCATTAAGTTGATTGACATCAAATTTCAATCAAATGTGTCTGCTGTCGCTGACAGTGGAGTCAGTGCTGAATATTGGCATACATCCGCATTGATTATTTACAAAGTTCCCTCAGAGAACAATATAAGCAGTATTAATTCAAATGGTTTAGGTTTCATAATCAGCTGTGAGAAATGTGGTAGCTTATCAATAATCAAGGGAAAAGATGTAGGTCAAAATGTATGTTATGAATGCAAAGGAGAGAAATAATGAATGATTTTATCAAAGAGATTGGGATGGCTATCCTATGGATGTTTTTAGGGTATCTCTTGGGAGAGCGTAGCACTAGAGGGGGACAAATCAGATGATCAATAACGTCACACTGGTTGGGAGGCTTGTAGCGCCTCCTGATCTACGAAAAACGCCTAATAATGTATCTAGTTTACAGGGTACGCTTGCAGTCAATCGCAATTTCAAAAACGAAAATGGAGAGCGTGAGGCTGATTTTATCAATTTTCAAGCTTGGAGAGGTACAGCTGACATCATTGCTCAGTATTGCAGCAAGGGCTCACTTATTGGCCTCACAGGGCGCTTACAAGTTAGGTCTTACGAGAAAGACGGTCAGCGTCGATATGTGACTGAAGTAATCGCTGAGAGTGTAGCTCTGCTAGAGAGTCGCAACAGTCAGCACGGACAAGGCAACAGTTTCCAAAATGGGAATAGCTCACCTTTTACCGATCCTAACCCCTTTGACCTCCCAAATGACGGTTTGCCGTTTTAGGAGGTATATATGTCAAAAATTAAAATTCTTGACGCTTGCTGTGGCAGTCGTATGTTTTGGTTTGATAAAAACGAAAGTCACACAATTTTTATGGACATTAGGCAAGAAACATTTGAGATACATGACAAAAAGGTCAATGTAGACCCTGATATTATCGGTGATTTTCGTGACATGCCTTTTGAAGACAACACATTTAATCTAGTTGTGTTTGATCCACCACATCTAAAATGGGCTGGACCTAATTCGATAATGAAAGCTCAGTATGGACAGCTGGACAAAGTTACCTGGTCGGAAGATTTGGCCAAGGGTTTTGAAGAATGTCTGAGAGTTCTAAAAGTTGGCGGCACACTAGTCTTTAAATGGTCTGACCGTCAGATAAATGTAAAGAAATTACTAGAGGTGATACCATTCAAGCCCTTATTTGGTCAGCAAAGAGGCACCACACACTGGCTAACGTTTGTAAAGTTTGAGGAGGACAAGAATGGAGTGGACGGATTGGGTGGATTGGAAACCTGAAACCAAAACGGACATTAAAACCAAAATTGAAAATGACGGGTACACTTTTCCACACTATGACAAGAAAAACAACGGCGTCAAGTACGTCATCTCTACACTGGACATCAAACGAGACTGTCTAAGACTTGGAGTACCGTTTGAAGATGTGTACCCTTTGCAAACGACACTTTTTTAACAGGAGAAAGAACATGGCAAGTAAAATCAATGCGACAGAACGTATTGCTATCATCATTGAGAAACAAAAAATAGAGGTCGTTACGACTCTAAACTATGATATGAGCATTAGCTTTGATAACAAAGACACGGCTCCTACACTAGATGACAATGGTGACCTTTTTGAACCGGTCTACAAGTGCAAAGTTAAGGCAATTCCCAAAAATGATGTATTTTTCACCTCATTAACACGAGTCAAGAGCAACATCAAGACGCTACAAGAGGTTAAAAAATTCTTTGAGTTCGTAAACGAAAACAGAGAAAATCTCTTTGAGATGGCAGGATTTAAGGGGGCTCTTGAATGAAATTGACCCTGAACATTGAGCCTAAACCTCAATCACGGCCAAGGTTTGCAAGACGTGGGAGTTTTACCACAACTTACGAAGACAAGGATATGAAAACATGGCGCAATCATTGCCAGCTGCTCATTGCTAATCAGTACATGGGTCAGCCTATCCTTGAGGGAGCTTTGAGGGCACGGCTTAGATTTTATATCAAACCTCCTCAGTACATTTCTAAAGTCAAGAAGAACCAACAGGCCCTCCTGGATGAAATTATACCAGTAGGCAAAAAGCCTGACATAGATAACTACGAAAAAGCGCTATATGATAGCATGTCAGGGATCGTCTTCCAGGACGACGGTCAGATAGCGCTACATGATGTAGGCAAGTTCTACAGTCTAAATCCACGGATAGAGGTTGAGATTGAGGTCATGAAATCCCTGAGTATTTGAAGAAATGAGGAGCAGATGGCTGACTACGCATTATATCAAGGTGATGTGTTTGTTACGCTTGGAACATTAGCGCAGATCAGTAGCGAGACAGGAATTACTGAAAGGATGTTAAAGTATTACACTTACACATCACACCAAAGACGACACCCAAACGGTAGGGCCGTTATTAAAATTGAGGAGGAAGATAATGAGAATTAAGACGGAAAGCGGAGGAGTTGGAAGATGATGGAAGAGTTAAAGCAAAAAGTTAATGAAGTATACAACTGGACGGTAGAAGACGGGAAGCCGCAACCTCCCAAGCAAGATTTACCACAAGCGGTGAAAGACCGGGCGGACTATTTTTGGGAAATGGCAGAAGATGGTATGACGTTTATGGGAGCGATGGAATGCATCTTCGCTGATGAAAAGCCTACAGACTATGATTTGGGAGCTACTAAGGGTTGGTTGCCAAAATCTAAGGAGTTTGATGATTGGGTTGGCTATTCGCCAAGCATGGCTCAGGTAGTTATTGCAGTTTATTTGATTTATAGAGGAAACTAAGATGAATGTACAGCGATTAATTGAGAAGTATAAAAAACTTGAGGGTGTATGGGATGCTGAAGGAGCAGAGCTAGCTCGTCAAATTTTTCTAGAAGACTTGAAACAGCTAGCCGAATCCGAAATAGGTCACGCAGATGAAGCTCCACGCTACGTAAAGAACATACTAGCACGATTGCGAGAATTGCCATTGCATGATAGAGAGGTTTGGTTAAAGGCTATCATGAGCGAATTTGAACAGGATTTTAGCCATGCAAAATGGCGAGAGGGCTACGAGCAAGGTAAAATTGAGGGTATGGTTGAACGTGAAAAAGTCATAGTTCCGCAGTGTGTGGCTGATTGGTATGAAGCAAACAAGGATAATTTAGACTATAATATTTGGGAATACATCTATGAGTGGGATAATCAAAAAAAATCCGAATTCAAAAGCTGGTTCGGTTGTTCAAGAGAAGCATTCAAAACCCTCGTCAACATGAACCAATTCGGCTACGAGGTCGAGGAAGAGAAGCGGTATTTGGTGACTTTAAAAAATAGGCAGCCTTTGGTCAAATCGCAATCAGGGAGTACTCTTTATTTTAGTCAAGATATAACAGCTAGGAATTATAAAGGTACTCAAAAAGAACTAGAAGACGCAAACTTCGGCTGGGTGTTTGATTGTCCAGGGATTGAGATTGAGGAGGTGGAGTGATGAGCCTTACGCTAAATAGCACAATTGGAGACTTAGTTTTGGCAATCGGAGAAATTATCGTTGGTTCTGATGGTAAAACCACTACAGCGATACTGGAGATACCTGATCAAAGCTTTTACTTAGAGATTGAGCTTAAATTGAAGGAGGAGGTCATAAATTGAAACAACCAAACAGATACCCGTACACTAAAAATCAATGGGTTGAAGAAACCGTTGATCACTATACTTATAAAAACGATATTTGCTATACAAGTCACATTTTAGAAAATAGACTTACTGGAGAAATTAAGGACAAGGAGTTGAAGTGATGGAAGATGAGCAAAATATTTTAGAGACACAATTGATTTTAGGTAAGCAAGTTTTAGAAATTGTATTGGATTTGCTAAAAGACGATTCAAAAACAGGGGTAGTTCTACCTTTAAACATAAATGACCGTGAATTTACAATTACTGTAGAAAAGGAGGTCACAGATCGTGACTAAGGGGTGTTTGTTAAAGAAGAGGATTATGGAGAATAAAGATGCCAAATTTTGCAGAAGGAACAATTAAACTAAGAGGACATGCAGAAAATATTAAATCGGCTTTGAAATATATGTTTGAAGCTGCTGGTGATGTCACAATCGAAGAAGATACAGATGGTGAGCTAATCATTTTCACTTCATCAAACTCTTATTTTTACATCAATGGCACAAAACGTGCTTTTATCGACGGTGAAAGTTTTGAAATTCATCTTGATGATGATTTTCTTATCATCGAGCTTAATAATTTTACGCAGACATGGCGCGCTATCCCAGACAATTACATAGAAATCTCTGAAAAATTTAATGTTGACATTAAAATCTTTACATTTGAACAGGGCTTGGAATTCACTCAAGAAATCGAAATTTCAAAAGGGAAAATTTTAAAAGACATTGTATTGAAGTATGGTGATTATAGATGGGAAGTCGCATTTAGCAATTTAGGGGGATGAACAGAAGGAGGATTTGGCATGATACCGAAATTTAGAGTGTGGGTAAAAATAGGAAAACGTATGGTTTTTTCAGATGACATTCTTGCTATTGACTACGAAAACAAAGAAATAGTGACACAACAAGTTTATTTTGAGAATGGTTTACCAGACGATAGAGATATCTATTGTTATGATTTTGACGAAATCGAACTCATGCAATCAACAGGACTCAAAGACAAGAACGGCAAGGAAATCTTTGAAGGCGATATTGTACGAACTACTAGATTTTTGGGTAGAGCTGACGAAATTGGCGGTTTCTATGAGTATGACAAGGAATTTATAGGGATTGTTAAGCAGCTTGAGGGTTCTTGGGTAATTGATACGGGCAGTGACGCAGTATGTTTATGGACTGAAATTGAAGAAAATGAAATCATCGGCAACATCTATGAAAATAAGGAGTTTGGAGGACGCAAATGAGACCTTGTAAATATCCATATTCAGGAAGAAGAAAAAAACAAGAAACGCCGTCGCCAATATTTTCTGCACGACCAATTTTTGACGAAGTTCCAATTGTAGAAGAAGTTAAGGTTGAGTTCGGAGTTGAAGCTAGTATGGGGCGCATATATCCAGAAACGTTAATACATTTAGATATTTCTGGATACGGAAATAGAGTGCATTCAGTACATCGCTTCCCCGGTATTTTACTGAGTGTTGGTGAGTCAATCCAACTAAAGATGCTTTTCTATAAAAGACTTAGAAATTTTACTACAGATCGTTTCTTGACGTTTAGAGAATCTGATTGGAAGTTCTTTATCCGGGACCTGGTCAACGAATTTAAGCATTAAAAAAAGCCAAGGCACTCTCTACCTCAGCAATAATTTCAAACAATATTATTATATCACAAAGGAGATAGAGAGTGAACAAGGCTAAAGAGCTCTTGAAAGAGTTGCAGGATCTGGACATGGACATCCAAAGCCGTATAGACGAAATTAACGAGCTTGAGGCAGGTTTGCTCTCAAGCCCCAAGTGGATTGACGTCAAAGTCCAAGGTGGTCAAGCTAGAAAAGTTGATGATGTCTATACTCAGCTTGTCGTGATGAAAGAGGCTATAGAACAGGATACTAAAGAGGTTATCAACAGAAAGCTCCAACTAGGTAGGATGATCAATAGGCTTAAAAATCCAAAACATAGAACTATTTTGAGAATGACTTACATCAATAAGATGTACGTTGATGACATCTGTGACAGCATGAGGGGCATAAGTTCTCCTACTTACTATCGTTTGAAGAAACAGGCAGTAAAGGAGCTTGATATTATTATTTCAGAATTGATAGTAAATGATAGTAACTGTACAGGCATGAAGTCTAAAATCTGTTAAAATGGTAGTATCAAGAATTGAAAAGAGAGGTCTCAGAATTGGTAGATGGTTACCTGTAATGTCAGGGGGCTGTAATGGCCTTGGAGGTTCAAGTCCTCCCCTCTCCTTTGAGTGTTTGTGTCCCAGAATGGGGTAGGCAACAGGCTTAGCATTCATATATCACTCATTAACTTAAAAATGGTTGCAGTAGCGACTGGACCTCGCATGATTGCGTAGCTAATTATATTCCGGATAAGTTATAAGCTAGAGGGTTTGATTCCCTCAGAGGTTGTAAAGACTACAAAAAATAAAAAAGAAGTCAAAATTTAATACGCACGCAAGGTTGTAGTCGCCTTGCAAGAAGGTCGCACATCGTGTGGCTTTTTTTGATTATTCGAAGGGTGGTGATGGAAAATTGAGTGGATTGAGAATAAAACAAAAGAGATTTGCAGATGAGTACATCATCTCAGGTAATGCGACGGAAGCCTATAAGAAAGCAGGTTATCGTGTTTCTAGTGATAGAGTGGCAGGCGTTGAAGGACATAAGTTACTAAAGAATCCTAAGATTAAAAGTTATATAGATGAACGGTTGAAACAGCTTGATTCTGAAAAAATCGCAGACCAGCAAGAAGTCCTTAGTTATCTAACCTCGGTAATGCGAGGAGAGACGCAAGAACAGACTTTGATAAGCATCGGAGAATTGGGTCAAACGATTACGGATATTGATGTTGGAGCAAAAGACAGAATCAAGGCAGCCGAACTATTAGGAAAACGTCATAGGCTTTGGACAGACAAAGTAGAGGCAGACGTTTCTGGAACGGTGGTGTTTGCAAATGAGTCAGACATACCAGATTAAGCAAAACGATATTGTCGTTGACTTACCTAAGACAGTAGGAGCTGGGTACGGACAGTTCTGGCGCTCAAGAAATCTTTATCGTGTTGTAAAAGGGTCCCGTGGTTCGAAGAAGTCCAAGACAACCGCTTTGAATTATGTTATCCGTCTTTTGAAATATACTTGGGCTAACTTGCTTGTCATTCGTAGATATTCGAATACGAACAAGCAATCGACTTATACGGATTTTAAGTGGGCTGCTAATCAGTTAAAGGTCGCTCATAAATTCAAATTCAATGAGTCTTTGCCTGAAATAACCATAAAAGCGACTGGTCAAAAAATCCTATTCCGTGGTTTGGATGATGAACTCAAAATCACATCTATCACGGTCGATGTCGGCAGTCTTTGTTGGGCATGGTTCGAGGAAGCATATCAAATTGAGACTGAAGACAAGTTCAGCACGGTTGTTGAGTCTATCCGTGGTAGCTTAGATGTACCTGATTTCTTTAAACAAATCACAGTCACATTTAACCCGTGGAATGAGAGGCATTGGCTCAAGCGTGTATTCTTCGATGAAGAGACGAGACGGGCTGACACATTCGCTACTACAACCACTTACAAATGCAATGAGTGGCTTGATGAAGTCGATATTAAGCGCTATGAGGACTTGTATCACACAAATCCAAGGCGTGCTAGAATCGTTTGTGATGGTGAATGGGGAGTTGCTGAAGGTTTAATCTATGAGAACGTGACCGTCAAGGATTTCGATAAGGATGAATTGCTACGAGATTCAGCTAATAAGTTATGTATCGGTCTTGACTTTGGTTTTACTCACGATCCAACCGCTTTGTGTTGTTCGTTGATAAATGACACGACGAAAGAGATTTATGTCTTTGATGAGGCGTATAAAGTCGGATTGATAACCAAAGAAGTTGCGAAGATGATAAAAGACAAAGGTTATCATCGCTCACAAATCATTGCTGATAGCGCAGAGTCACGGCTGATTGAAGAGCTCAGGTCAGAACATGGCATATCTAGAATAAAAGAGAGTCGGAAAGGTAAGGATAGTATTATGGCAGGCGTATCCAAATTGCAAGGATACACTATTTATGTGCATCCAGATTGTAAAAACATCATGGATGAATTTTATAGTTATTGCTACCAGCGAGATAAAGAAGGCAACTGGTTGAATAAACCAGAGGATAAAAACAACCACTTGATGGACGCTTTGCGTTACAGCCTTCAATGTATCGAAGGTGGGAAAGCAACCGTCCGCAGACGTTCTGATTATGGTCTATAGAGAGGAAAGACATGTACCAATATTTAACCTATCCACGGGATGGATATGATGAGGGTTCTTTGAAGAAAGACCTGATTTACAAATTGATAACGATACATAACACTGAAAGCTCACATTTGAAGAAGCTTAAAAGCTACTACATGGGTGAGCATGCTATCTTAAAACACACGAGACGCAACGTGAACGCACCCAATTACAAGACGGTAGCTAATCATGCCAAGGATATCGCAGACACGGCTATGGGCTATTTTATGGGCAATCCTATCAAGTATAACAATACTGCTGACGGTGATATCGATGAACTACTTACAGCCTTTGATGGTGCTGAGATTGACCAAGTAGATGCTCAGAATGCTTTGAACATGGCTATCTATGGTCGTGCTTACGAGTACATCTATGCTAAAGAAGGATTGACTGAGTTGGATTCAACTAGTATTGATCCGGAGAATACTTTCATGGTCTACGATGATAGTATTGAGCGGAAGCCTTTGTTTGCGGTCTATTACTATGAAGTAAAAGACGATACGAAAGACACTACCAAGTACCAGGCTGAGGTCTTTACCGAAAATCTGCACTATCACATGGTGCTGAGAAGTACAGATTCAGGAACAACTCAGAGCGAGGAGGCAACACCTCACAACCTTGGTCAAATCCCAATTATCGAGTATCGCAATAATCACTTTGCGATTGGCGACTACGAGCAACAGATTAGCTTGATAGACGCTTATAATTCCTTGATGGGGAATCGTGTCAATGATAAGGAACAGGCTGTAGAGTCTATACTTGTCTTGTATGGCACGCAGTTAGCAGACACTCCAGAAGACGCTAAGGTAGCAATGAAGATTCTTTCTGAAGAAGGTCTTTTGGAATTGCCGGGCGATAGTGCAAGGGCTGAGTTCTTGAAGAATACGCTGGACGAAAGTGCTACTGAAATCTTGCGTACAGCTCTTAAAGAGGACATCTACACATTTAGCCATGTGCCTAATTTGACTGATGAGAATTTCGCAGGGAATACATCAGGCGTAGCCATGGAATTTAAGCTGATGGGCCTTGAGATGATTACTAAGACCAAGGAAGCGAACTATAAGCGAGGATTGCGTCAGCGTATTGCGATTTTTGCTCATTACTTAGGCATGAAGCAGATTGCTTTAGAGTCTCATTCAATCGTTCCACAATTCAGTCGTGGTTTGCCTAAGAACTTGTTAGAAATCTCTCAGATTGTGAACAATTTGGAAGGCAAAGTGACCAATAGACAGCTTATTTCTCTCTTGCCGTTTGTGGAAGACCCTGACGCTGAGCTGGAAGCCTTGGAAGAAGAGAAAAAGAAGAACATGGAAGACATGCCGATGTTCAACAAAGACAACACGAAACCCGAAGACGAGGTAGAGGATGAAGAATCAGGAGTATTGGGCGAAGAGGAAAGCCAATCTGATTTACCAGCAGATGGACAAGGCCGAAAAGCAGGCAGACCAGTTCGATAAGGTCTATCAGGAAGCCAAGACTTACTTGGATAAGGAAGTCAATAAGATTTTTGATAAGTTCCAACGTGATTATGGTCTAAGTCAGGTAGAAGCTAGACAAGTATTGAAGAACATGAAAGACAAGAAAAATCTGAATGAACTTCGTAAAGTACTTGAAGCGAGACCGAATGACCCGAACATCCAAAGATTACTAGCTGACTTAGACAGCCCAGCTTATTCTTTCCGTATGAAGCGCCTAGAGCGTTTGAGCGACGATTTAGACCGTATGCGTGAATCTATCTATCATTCAGAGAAGACAGGCTCAGACGCCTTTTATAGCGACTTGATGAAGGATAGTTACTACAAGGCTACCTTTGACCTGCAGCAGCAGACAGGACTAGCATATGGCTTTTCTGGGCTTCCTGAGAACGAGATTAAACATCTACAGTCTTTTAGTTGGGTAGGAGATGGAAGTACGTACTCTACAGACATCTGGAAGAATACGGGGAAGCTTACTTCTAGCATAAAAGATGAACTACTTATGAGCCTCATGACAGGCCGAGATACACGAGAAACTGCACAAGCAATTGCTGAGAGGTTCAATGTAGGTCAGAACGATGCAAGACGTTTGGTTCGGACAGAATCAGCCTTTTTTCATAACCAAATGGAACTACTCAGCTATGAAGAAGCAGACATAGAAAAGTATATCTTTGTGGCCGTCTTAGACAAGCGTACATCACGGATTTGTCAGGAGCATGACAATCAGGTCTATGATAGGGACAAGGCTGTCCCTGGCGTCAATTGTCCACCTATGCATCCGTGGTGCAGGTCTACTACTGTCGGATACGATGAGGACGCAGACTACAGCAAGTTGAAGCGCAGAGCAAGGAATCCAGAGACAGGTAAAGTTGAGTACGTGCCTGCCGATATGACTTATAAAGAGTGGTATAGCAAGTATGTGGATGGCAATAGAGAGTCTATTAAACGTAAAGCGTTTGATAAAACTATTAAAGATGGTATAATAGTAAGTGTATCAGGGACTACAATTGGACACACTCCGCCTGGCAAAATAGGTTTGCCTAATAGTGTAGTTCAGCATAATGCTACAAACGGAGATGTCCTTGGTAGAACTTACTATGATGCTAGAGGTTTTAAAACGAAGGATGTTCATTTTACAAACCATAAACAACCGGCACGTCATCCTTATGGAAAAATCGGAGAACATGCTCATGATTTTGTATTTGATGATGAAGGTAAGTTCGTTAGTAGGAGTACTAGGGAATTAACAGATGATGAAAGAAAGGAGAATCAAGATATATTATGGCGATATTAGATGATTTACAAGCGTTATATGATAATGGATGGGACGCTTCTTTTAATTATAATGGTCAAGTATGTGGCATTTTCCCTAATTCTATTTATGATATTGTTGTTATTATTGCGGACAACGAATATAGAGCATCTTCTTTTGACGATTTGATTTCTTTACAGATTGAAGGGAAAACTTTACCGGAAATCATGAACGAAGTTGAAGTACAATATGGCTAAAGCACCTAGAGAAATCTAAGTGCTTTTTTCGTACCCAGAAAGGAGTGAGGAATGAAATACCGTAAAAAACCAGTAGTGGTCGAGGCTGTGCAGTGGAACGGCAATAACCATAAAGAGGTAATTGACTTTGCAGAAAATAAGATTTGGTTTGATGCACTTGGGAATATATGGATTGCTACACTTGAAGGTGATATGGTAGCTAAAAAAGGGGATTATATTATCAAAGGCGTGCAAGGAGAATATTATCCATGCAAGCCGGATATTTTTGCAGAAACATACGAAAAAACGGAGGAATAAAAATGTTAGAAAAAGCAAAACAATTGGCATCACAAGAATTTTCGCGCTTATCAGGTCGTGAAATCAAAGCAGAAGACTGCTTTGTAGTTTGGTTTAGCAAGACCCTGCAAAATTGGAAAGCTCTTGTTAGTACGAACAAAATTACATCAAGCGAACCTTGTGGAGATTATGCAGAAATTACGCATAACGGAGATAAGAATGAGACTTATGTGGATGTTTACGCCAAGGTTTCAAATCGTGCCATTAAAGATTAGGAGGTGATCCAACATCTTGACTTGCAGGAATAGACTGCTATAAATTACTGTAAATTGCTATAAACCGTGTCATATTTGATGCGGTTTTCCTATGCCCTAACCGTATGGAATCCCGTACGGTTTTTATATTGTCCAAACTGTACCGATGACAATAAAAGCTGTGCTGTTCCGTCGCCGGACGTAAAGCGAGACTATCGAGTGGCGACGTAATCGCTGGAGGACAATTATGTCAGAAGAAATCAATGCAACTGTATCTACTGAATCAACTGAGACCGTCGACACTCAAGGAAATGTTGATACAGTGCAAGAAGAAAAGCACGAACGAACTTTCACTCGTGCTGAAATCGGTAAGATGCTATCTGCCGAGCGCTCTAAATGGGAAGCTGAGCAAGAAGCCAAGGAAAATGAAGCTAAGAAACTTGCCAAGATGAACGCTGACGAGAAACAGAAATATCAGTTGGATCAGCGTGAGCAAGAACTAGCTGACCGTGAAAAGGCTATTGCTCGTAAGGAATTGACCGCAGAGGCTAAAGCAATGCTAAGTGAACGTGACTTACCTGTTGAGTTAGTAAATGTAGTCGATTTGACAAGCGCAGAGACGGTATCACAGTCTGTCGCTGTATTGCAGAAATCATGGGAGCAAGCCGTGCAAAAAGGCGTACAAGAAAAGCTAAAAGGCGGAGCTCCAATGAAGCAAGCGCCAGTCGATAGTGACGGTATCACAAAAGAAGAATTTGCTCGTATGGGGTATCAGAGTCGAAATGAACTCTATCAAAAGAACCCAGAACTCTATAAGAAATTGAAAGGTTAAAATAAATGACAGCAGGACAAACTAAATTAGCCACTATGGTTAACCCAGAAGTGATGGCGGACATGGTTTCCGCTAAACTACCTAAATTGATTAAATTCACTCCGCTTGCTTATGTGGAAACAGCGCTCCAAGGACAACCAGGGAACACTTTGACAGTTCCAGCTTGGGAGTACGCAGGAGATGCGACAGAGGTTGGAGAAGGTCAAGCTATTTCTCCAGACCAATTGACTACTAAAAAGACCACTATGACCATCAAAAAGGCTGCTAAAGGTTATGAAATTACCGATGAAGCTCTTTTGTCAGGTCTTGGCGACCCACTAGGTCAAGCTACTTATCAGCTTGGTTTGGCTATTGCTAACAAGATTGATGATGATTTGGTCGCAGTAGCTAAAACTGCAACACAACATATTACAGAAACTCCTACAACTCTTGCAGCAATTGATAAAGCTCTTGAGATTTTTGAGGACGAAGAAGATGCGCGATATGTTGCTATCATCAACCCTAAAGATGCTATCAAGCTAAAAACTGACGTAGCAAAAGAATGGACTAAAGGTTCAGAGCTTGGTGCAGATATGGTTGTATCCGGAACGTTCGGTGAAGTTGCCGGTGTGCAAATCGTCCGTTCTAAAAAAGTTGATGAAGGTAAAGGCTTTATCGTCAAAGTCTCTCCTAGCCAAACTCAGACAGACGATGCCAACAAATATGGTGCGTTTGTTATCATGCTAAAACGTGATGTGGCTATCGAAACAGACCGTGACATCCTTAAAAAGACAACGGTTATCACTGGCGATGAACACTATGGTGTTTACCTATACGACCCTACACGAGTTGTAAAATTCGGTGAGTAAGAGGTGACGATATGAGCTTATTGCTACGACGTCATTATATCCAAGAGGAGCAGGTTAGCCAGTATTCTGATTTAGAGAATAAGACTCTAGAAGAGTTGAAGAATCTAGCCAAAGAAGCTGGCATAGCTGGCGCCTATAAGTTATCAAAAGCCGAAATTGTAGAGGTGCTGGAGGATTTAAAAAGTGAAATTTAAAATCAAACAAGATTTCTATGATTGGGAATCAAATGTGAAACGACTGGCAGGAGGGGAACTTGAGATTACTGAGGAGCGCTATGTTGAGCTGGCTGACAATATTGCCAGCAACGGTGTTGCTATCTCAGATGTTCTTGAGAAAATCCTCCCTGAACCTGAGTTCTTAGAAGAGGATTGATATGTCTATAGAGTTGCTGAAGAAATTAACAGGCGAAGAAGATACTCAGCTTCTCATGTTGCTCCAAACAAGGGCTACAAATCTTATCTTGTCAGAGACTAATCGCACATCTTTGACACCTGCTTTAAGTCTTTTGATACCTGAGGTTGCTATCGAGCTCCACAACCGCTCAGGAGCGGAAGGAGAGCGTTCTAGAACCGAAGGTGGTATAGAAGTAGTCTACGGAGAAAACGGCCTGTCTACGGGCCTTTTACAGCGTATACGTATGCATAGACTAGCAAGGGTGGCAGGCCATGTTTTTGAAGCAGAGTAGACTGAAACCTTATCCAATGCGACGGTTTGAAAAGACTGTCACTGAGGAAGGTGTCGCAAAAGAAGGATATGTCAAGGAAGCTGAGACAATCCGTCTTGAGTTGTGGCCAGCTAGTAGTAAACTACAGTCTGAATTGTATGGCGAGTGTGTCAATGATATTTTGAACGCAAATGCCAACAAGTCAGCTACAATCAAAGTGAAAGATGGTGTGTGTATCGATAGCCAGACAGAAGTGACTCACAGGGTTATTTCTAAAAAGGTCTACACACATCATCAAGTTTTGGAGTTAGAGCGTGTCAGGGCTACTAGGGGCAGATAGGCTCATAGCTAAATGTAGACGATTGGCTAGTAAAAAAACTGGCGAGGATATCGTCTTACGTGCGGTACACAATGCTACTATAAAGGTTGTCCAAGCAGATGCAAGAAGACTCGCACCAGCGAGAGATGGAGAGCTTATAACTAGTATCAAAACTAGGGCAAAAATGGACGGAGATAAGGCTATAGGCGAGGTTTACACCAATCTTAAATACGCTCCTTACGTTGAGTTTGGGACAGGGCCAATAGGACAAGCTAGCCATTCGGGTATCTCTCCAGAGGTCAGCGTCACTTATAAGTCTAGTCCGTGGTATGTGCATGAAGACCAAATCAATGTAGGACCTTACCATTTTCAAAAAATTGGGGAGTTCTACAAGATGTATGGTCAACCTGCCCAGCCTTATCTTTATCCAGCTTTGAGAGACAATCAAGAGCGTGTGTCTAAGAATATTTCGAATTATGTCCGTAGAAAGATAAGAGAACAAATAAAATGATTAATATCAAGCCTGTTATTTATAAAGAATTGCAAAAGGTCGCAGATAATGTGACTGATACTTATCCTAGCGATTGGGAGACTTTCCCAGTCGTTATTTTTTTAGAAGAACAAAACAAGCCGGGTGATTGGTTTGATGACCAGGAACAAAAATCATCTATCCGCTATAAGGTGGATATCTTTGATGATACCAGCACTAGTGAGTTAGCTGTTAAAATCAATCAGATTTTTGAGTCTTTAGGTTTGCGAAGAACCGACTGCCAAGACGTGCCAGACCCGTCTCATTTGAGACATAAGGTCATGCGCTTTGAAGGTGTCGTTGATTTAGACTCAGAGCTTGTTTTTCAATTTAGAATGGAGAATTAAACATGTTAGCAAATGGAATTACGCTATCTTATGGCGAAGCTAAAGGAACTTATACTAAACTTGTTGGATTGAAAGAAGTGCCAGAGTTTGGTATTGAACTCGAAAAAGTAGAAAATACTACTCTTGAAGATACAGTGAAGAAGTACGAGTTTGGTATTGGGGACATAGGAGAACTTGAGTACAAGTTCTCTTATAATAATTCAAGCGCAACTGCTCCTTATCGTGTATTGCGTAAGGCAGCAGACGACAAGAAGAAACTCTACTTCGAGCAAGCATACCCAGACGGTACTAAGGTCAATTTTGAAGGTCAAGTATCTGTTAAGTTAGGCGGTGGCGGTGTCAATGCCGTTATCGAGTTCACACTTAAGATTGCCTTGCAGTCAGAGTTGGAATTTACAGACGGTGTTGGAGGTTAATTAAATGGCGTTAAAATACACAGCTTGGAAAGTTACTGACGAAAAAGAGTTGAAGCTACGTTTGACATCTCATCAAGCTGCAACTGTGGAAGAAAAAATCGGCATGAACTTGCTAAAGATTTTCATGCCTGAAGCTGGCGAAGAGTTCACTTTACCGCCTTTGAAAGTTATGCTGTTGTTAGTTCACGGCGCCTTGCAGCAGTATGAACATGGGTATTCTCTTGAGGATGTCTATGATCTATACGATGAGTACGTGGACAATGGGGGAGACCAAACAACTTTCATGACAGAGGTTTTAATGCCACTATTTGAAGTATCGGGTTTTACTCCACGAGGAAGCAAGAACAAGAAAACTTCCAAGAAGAAAATGACAGTAGTCGAGTAATCTTAACAGTAACGCAGATTATTGAGAGGCTTTATCCTATGTTTTTGGACATTGGAGGCAAGCCTCTTGATTTTTGGGATTTGACGGTGCTTGAAATCAGAGAAATGATTGAAAGCTACAACCGTGTCAAAACCCAAGAGCGTAAAGAGAAGATTATTGACTCATACAGACTTTCGCAGATGATTTCCAATCACGTTTCTTTATTACTGTCCAATGACGCTAAGATTGTTGAGTTCTGGGAGTATGCGCCTGAGTTATTTGTAGAAGAACAACAAGCGGTAGAACTGGAACGACAGAAACAAGCACTTTTGTTGCATAAGGAACGGATGCGTGAATTTGCAGAGAGACATAATCGAAAAAGGAAGGAGGAAGTAAATGGCAACTCTTGATGAATTGAAAGTCATGATTGACGCTGAGATAGCGCCTTTCAGGAAAAAGATGAAAGAAGTCGAGAATCAGGTCAAAGGAACATCTGACCGAGTGAAAAATGCTACTGCCAAAGTTCGTGAACAGTCGAACTCAATCGGTAGTGCGTTTGGTAAGCTGGCTAAGTTCGCTGGTTTTGCAATCCTTGGTAAGAAATTACTTGATGTTGGGATGTATTCAACGCAGACGGCTCTTGAAGTATCAGCGTCTATGAACCAAATCAAGCGACAGATGGGCGAGAGTTCGCAATCTTTCTTAAAATGGGTTAACGATAACGCCAACGCTATGAATATGGGTGTGGGTGAGGCTACCAACTACGGTGCAGTCTATTCAAACTTATTTTCTGGATTTATCGAAGATACCAACAAGCTAAGTGCTTATACTGCTAAGATGTTGCAGACATCGGCAGTGGTTGCTGAAGGTTCAGGGCGCACGATTACAGACGTTATGGAGCGGATTCGCTCAGGGTTACTAGGGAACACCGAAGCAATTGAGGACCTAGGAATCAACGTCAATGTAGCTATGATTGAATCCACTGAAGCCTTTAAGAAGTTCGCAAACGGACAAAGCTGGCAACAATTAGACTACCAAACCCAGCAACAAATCCGCCTTATGGCTATCCTGGAACAGGCCACAGCTAAGTATGGGAATACCTTGTCTAATTCTGTAAATGGTCGTATCAGCCTGTTTAAGTCGCTGATGAAGGACGCAGCATTGAACCTTGGTAACTCTATGTTACCGATTATCAATGCCATTATGCCTGTCTTGAACTCTTTTGCTATGGTTTTGAAGAACGTGACGGCTAAACTCGCTGAGTTTATCGCTTTGATGTTCAACAAGAAAGCAACAGTGAAAGATGGTGTTGGTGGAGCAGTTGGAGACATGGGTAACGCCATGAAAGACGCTGCAGGCGGAGCAGGAGACCTTGCTGACGCAGTAGACGACGCTGGAGATTCAGCAGGAGGACTTGCTGACAATCTTGGAGACTCAGCCAAAAACGCTAAGAAAGCTGCTAAAGAGTTGCTAGGTCTTTTGGGATTTGATGAGATTAACATCTTGCAAAAACCAAAAGATGACGACGCAGGCGGTTCTGGAGGCGGTGGCAAAGGTGGTAAAGGAAAGGGAGGCGGTGGCGGACCTTTCAAAGACATCTTGCCAGAAGTCGAGTTGACCGACATGGACAACAAATTCAAGAGCATTTTTGATGGTCTTGGAGATAAGCTCAAAGGGTTGTTTGACCTCTTCAAGAAAGGTTTTGATGCAGCATTTAGACCAGAAGGTATAAAACGCATTAAGACTGCCTTAGACCAAATAGCTAAGACAATGGGAGAAATCGCCACTGACCCAAGGGTTGTGAATGCCTTTAACCGAATGGCTGAGAAAATTGCTTATGCTTTAGGGCAAGTGACAGGCTCAATAACCACTATCGGGCTAGGTATCGGTGTTTTCCTTGCCGAAAGTATTGCAAATGGCCTTGGAAGGCAAAAAGAACGCATTATCAGGGCGCTAGTCGCTTTGTTTGATAATGTTGGTAACCTTTCCGAGGCAGTAGGAAACATAGCTCAGGACTTTTCTAGTGCTTTCTACGACGTCATTACCTCAACTGGTGCGGTTCGTATCGGTAGCGCTATTGTGTCAACTCTGTTGAGTTTGACATCTACCATTGTTGAAGTTGGTAGTAAATTAGCAGGAAGTTTGTTTAAAGGTTTTGAAAAAGTCGTTGTGACAAGCGCTCCTAAAATTTCATCAGTCTTCCAAAGTTTATTAGATACTGTTGCGCCTGTATTTGAGAGCATTGAAAGGTCTGTTAACAAATTTGGCGATGGCTTAAGTCGTGTTTATGATGAACATGTAGTCCCTGCTATTAACTCTATTGCTAATGCTTTTAATGGGCTAATTGACATTATTCAGATTCTCTGGGAGAATTCCTGGCAACCTTTTGCTGAGTTTTTATCAGGAGTATTCGGTGTTAGTATTGAAGGAATTTCAGATTTATTAGGAGGTGGCCTTTTAGCCACTTTGGGACTATTGGCGGATGCTATTAAGTTAGTGGCAGATGGTTTCACCGTTTTTTCTGACTGGTGTAAAGAAAACAAAGAACCTATCGTAGCTTTGATAACAACTTGGCAAACGATTAATTTCTTATCATGGGCAGAACAAGCTGGAGGACTTGCAGGAGCATTCAGCTTGTTAGGTAGTAAGGTCTCTTTGATTGTTGGAGGGATTAAGAATCTAGGTCTTGCTATTAAAGCATTGACATTTGATAAGTTGGTCAGTTTTGGTGAAACAATCTATTTGAACACCTTATATGCAAAAGATTTTGTGGTCAATTCAGGTAAAACAATTGCACAGCTAGGAAAAACTGCTTTAGAACTTGGTAAATCAGCTCTAGCATGGACTGCTCATGCAGCGAAAATGGGATTAGCAACCGCGGCGAAATTTGCACATTCTGTTGCAACAGGAGTCGCTACAGCTGCAACATGGGCTTTTAATGCAGCGTTAGCAGTTTTGACAAGTCCAATAACATGGATTATTGCAGCAATCGCAGCCTTAATTGCTATCGGTGTTTTGCTCTATCAAAACTGGGACACTGTTGTTGAGTTTGCTAAAACTGCATGGCAAGGACTATGTGATTTTATCAGTGGTATTTGTCAAGCGATTGGCGAATTTTTCAGCGGTCTATGGACGAAACTACAAGAAATCTTTGAGCCGATAGGTCAATGGTTTGGCGAGAAATTCCAGCAAGCATGGGACGCCATTGTAAACATATTCTCTGGCATCGGAGAGTGGTTCTCTGGTGTATTCCAAGGTGCATGGGACGCTATCGTTAATATCTTCACACCAATCGGCTCATGGTTCGGACAACGTTGGGCAGATGTGACTAGTGCGTTGGCTAATATCGGAGCATGGTTTACTGACATGTTCCAAAAAGCATGGACTGGCTTAACAAACATCTTTAGCAAACTAGGTTCATGGTTTGGCGAGAGATGGGCAGATGTGACTAATGCGTTATCCAGTGTTTCAAACTGGTTTGGTGAGATGTTCACTAATGCTTACAACGCAGTAAAAGATGCTTTTAGTTCTATTGGCGACTTCTTTAAAGGCGTTTGGGATACTGTTAAAAGTATCTTCGTAAATGCTGGTCAGATGGTCGGAGAGGCAGTAGGTGGAGCGTTTAAGAGTGCGGTCAATGCGGTTCTTGGAACGATTGAAAATGTAGTCAATGGCTTCATCGGAATGATTAATGGAGTTTTAGGCGTTGTCAGAAACTTACCTGGTCTAGGATGGGTTGGTAGTGTAAGCACAGTTAGCCTCCCTCGTCTTGCCCGTGGTGGTATCGTCGATAGTCCAACAATCGCCATGATTGGTGAAGCTGGTAAAGAGGCGGTCGTACCACTTGAAAATACAGGATTTATCCAAACACTTGGACGAGTAGTCAGCAGTGCGGTAGTAAATGCCATGGCTGGTGTTAGTCCACAAGGTGGATTCTCTGGCGACGGCGACATCGTTATCCAAATCGCAGGCCATGAGTTCGGACGGGTAGCCATCCAAGAAATCAACAAGGAACATGAACGAGCAGGTCAAACCTTGCTCAAGATTTAGGAGGTTAAATGGCACAATTGACAATCAATGGGGTGGCTGTGAAGCCTCCCAAATCTTTTCAAGTCGGTATTCAAGATATCGATGGAGAGACAGGGCGTAATGCCAATGGCGACATGATGCGTGACCGTATCACGACCAAACGCAAACTAGACTGTGAATGGGGTATGATGACTCAGGGAGAAATAAGTCAGCTTTTACATGCTGTATCATCTGAATTTTTTGAGGTGTCTTATCCAGACCCCATGGATGGCCAAGTCACAAAGACTTTCTATGTCGGTGATAGGACAGCTCCTAGCTATACCTTTACTGAGAAGTTTAAACCTTGGTCTGGCGCTAAATTTAATCTGGTAGAGAGGTAAGAAAATGGACGCTTTAACTAGACGACAATTTGACAGAGCCATGTTTGCCAAGGAAAGGACGCTGGCTATTCGTGTTGGTGATTATGCTTCACGGGATATCAAAGAGGCTAGTTTTGAGTATGGCTACATTAAGGGCGATACTTATAAGCCTGGTGGAACCTGCGCTGGTAGCGGTAAAATTACCTTTACCGGTATCATTACCACGTTCAATAAGCTGGATACCCTGCACCCTGAGATTGGTCTACTGGTTGGGGATACCTATCAGTGGGTCAAGATGGGGGAATACTTCATAGACGATATTGAAATTGACCGAAACCGCAACACAACTACGCTTGAGCTTATGGACGGTATGTTTAAACTTAATCGTGAGTACGTGACGGACTTGCATTTCCCAGCTGAAGTACGAGAGGTTATTCAGGAAATCTGCCTGAAAACAGGCATTGAGTTAGCGAATGACTATTTCGGAATCAGCGCGATGCGTTATCATATTGAGCAAGTTCCTGAGGGCAAGAAACTTTCCTTTAGGGATATGCTGAGCGCTATGACTCAGATGATTGGGATGTCTTGTTTCTTCAACAGAGAAGGCAAGATGGAAATCCGTGATTTGACTGAGTCCAATATCACGATCAACGCTGACAGTTACTTCTTGCATGGCTTGACCAAGAGTGAGATTGAGTATCAGATAGCTGGTATCACTTGTAAGACGGACAAGAAGTCTCTGACAGTCGGTATGAAGACAGGTCGGTCTTTGGAACTGGACAATGTCTTTATGACTCAGAGCGCTTTAAATGACTTGTATTACAAACTGAAAAACCTAACTTACTATCCGTATAATCTCAACTACCAAGGGCATTTACTGCTTGAGGTTGGGCAGTGGGTAACCATTCAGACCAATAAGAAAGAGACTTTTAAAGTTCCTGTCTTAAGTCAGAGCTTTATCTTTAAAGGTGGTCTGAGAGGTCGTATCAGTGCAGATAGTAAGGCTGGAAACGATACCCAGTATTCTTACGAGGGTACGATTACCAAGCAGATTAAGCAACAAGATGGCTTTGAAGCGAAAATCCAAGCGCAGATTGAAGCAGCAGATAAAGATTTTGACCAAAAGGTCGACAAAATCAAAAAAGACTTTAACGATCAAGTAGAACTGACCAAAGCCAGAGCTGAAGAAGTCAAGAGAGAACTGTCTGACACTATCAATCAGCGCTTTAATAGCTTTGACAACGGGCCATTGAAAGAAGCTAAGCGCAGGGCTGAAGAAGCCTTGAGAAACGCTGGCGCAAGCAGCTTACTCGCTCAGGAAGCGAAGCGGATTGGGCTGGATTCTGTCGCTAGACTTGAAGAGTTTAAGTCGCAGACTACGAGCGCACAAACGGCTCTGTCAGGTGACTTGGACGCTCTGAAACGGACTATCGTGAATGATATTCGACCGAAGCAAGCACAGGTTGAAGCTGAGATTGCCAAGCAAGTTGAAGCACTTGTTCAGACCAAAAAAGAACTGGCTGGCGCAAGTACCCTGCTTGCACAGGAAGCTAAGCGGATTGAGCTGGATTCTGTTGCTAGACTTGAAGCGTTTAAGTCGCAGACTACGAGCGCTCAGACGGCTTTGTCAGGTGACTTGGATGTTCTAAAACGAACTATCGCAAACGATATTCGACCGAAGCAAGCACAGGCTGAAGCTGAGATTGCCAAGCAAGTTGAAGCACTTAGCCGGACTAAGAATGAACTGGCTGGCGTGAAGTCAGCGCAAGCGACGTATGAGGAGACGACGACTCGTAGACTGTCAGAACTGACCAACTTGGCCAATGGTAAAGCCAGCAAGTCAGAACTCACGCAGACAGCTGAGGAGCTGGCTAGTCGGATTGCGAGTGTGCAGGCAGGTAGTTCACGGAATTACTTCAGGAATTCACGTTCAAGAACGTTCACAACAGGAGGTCAAGCGGTATACGACTATCGAACATTCATAGTTCCTGATTTCTGGAAGAACAGTGACAGGTTCAAGCGTGATTATGTTCGCATATCTTTTGATGTGACTTTCCCTGTCGCCCTAGTAAATGACATGCCTGCTATGGTGCATTTTAGTGCTCATCCATGGTATGCCTACAGAAACTTAATTTTTAAAGGTGGAACTGTCGAACGCCAACATTTTGAGTTTACGATTGACTTGTCTAGTTCTTCTGAGGACTATCAGACTAATAATGTGTTCATTCGTTTTGGTACTAATTATGGATTTCCTGCTGGTCTGCAGGTCGTCATTGAGAACGCTATGTTATCGGTTGGTAATTATTTTCCAGCCTATCAACCAGCGTATGAAGACCAAGAAGACCGTGTCTCAGTAGTCGAATCCAACTTTAAACAGCGTGCTGATTCACTCGAAGCTGGTGTAAGCCGTCTGACTGAAGGGCTTAGAACTAAAGCCGATATCAGCGCACTCAACGTGACTGCTGAGAATATTAGGCAGTCGGTGAAGAGCCTTGAGACAGACACGCAGAACAAGCTAAATCAGAAGTTGAGTCAGGCTGAATTTGAGGTGCGAGCTGGCTCTATCCGTCAGGAAATCCTGAACGTAACCAAGGATAAAGCCAGCAAGTCAGAACTTACGCAGACAGCTGAGGAGCTCTCTAGTAAGATAGCGAGTGTGCAGGTCGGAGGTAGGAATTATATCAGAAATGGTCAATTTAAGAACGGTTCGAAAAACTGGCTTGAATATCAATCTGTTAATTTTGGTTTGAATTTCAACTATCAACACTCTCAAAATCCTAATAATCGAAATCGGCCAGGGGCTCATTTCTTCCACGACTCGCAAAATATCTCTAATTTCTTTGGTTTGCAACAGACTTTTGCTTTTGAAGGTGTTCGAGGAGAAAAAGTGAGTGTATCTCTTCTTGTTTCAAAGGATGGCAGTGATAGCTACAGCGGTTTGAAAGTTGCATTGCACTACATCAAAAACAAAAACATTATTGGGCAAGAGTGGCAAAATATCCCAAGTCCACAAATAACATCGAAGTATAAGCGTTTCACATTTACGTTTACTTTATCAGACGATGTAGAGAATCTGAATTTGATGTTGTTTGGTGAAAAAGGGAAGACCATCAACCTCTATGTTACAGATGTTCAACTCGAAAGAGGTTCTGTCGCGACGGACTACAAAGAAGCTCCTGAAGATATAGAAGGTCAGATTTCAACAGTTGAATCCAACTTTAAACAGCGTGCTGATTCACTCGAAGCTGGTGTAAGCCGTCTGACTGAAGGGCTTAGAACTAAAGCCGATATCAGCGCACTCAACGTGACTGCTGAGAATATTAGGCAGTCGGTGAAGAGCCTTGAGACAGACACGCAGAACAAGCTAAATCAGAAGTTGAGTCAGGCTGAATTTGAGGTGCGAGCTGGCTCTATCCGTCAGGAAATCCTGAACGCAACCAAGGACAAGGCAGATAAGACTCTAGTTGTATCTGAAGCCGGGAAATTGCGTGAAGAATTTTCAAAAATGAAGGTGGGAGGCCGGAATCTATGGATAAAATCCAAGACGGTTGGAGCTGTAATTGAAAAATTACCTGAAAACCACGTCACAGGTCAAAAAGAATGCTATAGGCTAGAGAACAACTCTACTTTAACGTTCAACCTTGAACCAGATTTCAGCTCAAGGTTGTATCAAAAAGTTACTTTTAGCGCTTGGATCAAGTACGAAAATGTAGTCCAAGGTCGAAATTTTTGGAATGTATTTAATTGCTTCAAACATTATCTTTTTAGAAAAAATAGTGAGACCGGAGTACAGAGTGGTCCAGATTATGCTACGCTTGGTATGTATAAAGGTTCGGCAGATTGGAAATATATTACATTCACTTATGACTACTCTGAAAAAACAAATTTTGATCAATTGAAGACATCATTGCGATTCAATCTTGAAGGTGCTACAAGCGGTACAGCTTGGGTAACAGGAATCAAGGTTGAAATTGGTAGTGTGGCGACGGACTGGAGTCCTGCGCCTGAGGACGCTGATGGTCTCATCACTGAGGCTAAGGCTACCTTTGAGCGGACAGCTCAGGGCTTGCGAACCGACTTATCAGCTATTCAGGAATATGTAAATAAAGACGGTCAGCGACAGGAAGCCCTACAGCGCTATACTCGTGAGGAGAGCACGAGACAAGCGACAGCAGTCCGTGAGCTGGTCAATCGTGATTTCGTTGGTAAGGCTACTTATCAAGAAGATGTTAAGGGTATCAATCAGAGGATTGAAGCTGTTAAAACGAGTGCGAATAAAGACATCGCTAGTCAAATCGCTAGCTATCGTCAATCTGTAGATGGTAAGTTCACGGATATTTCAAGTCAGATAACTACTTATAAGCAAGATGTGGGCGGTCAAATCAGTGGTCTATCAAATAGACTTACAAGCAGTGAGCAAGGAACCACTACTCAGATTTCAAATATTTCAAATCGGATAAACAGTAATAAGCAAGGCACAGATAATCAGATTTCAAATTTAAAGACTCAGGTCGCTACAAACAAGGATAATGCTGAACGACAAATGGGTAGAATATCTGATCAGGTTTCTGCAAACAAAGCGAATGCTGATAGTCAATTTGCGAATGTGACCAATCAACTAGCGCGAAAAGTAGAGACTACTGACTTCCAGCGTGTTAAGGAAACCAGTAAACTTTACGAGCGGATTTTGGGCAATACTGAAAATGGAATTGCGGATAAGGTTGCTCGCATGGCTCTGACTAATCAACTGTTTCAGGTTGAGGTGGCTAAAAATGCCAGCAATGGTCAAAATTTGTTGAAAGGCACAAAAGACTTCTCAGGGGGTTGGAAAAACAAGGGTGCAAATTGGAAAAAGCACGCTGAAAAATACAAAGGTGTTGATGTCCTATTTAAAAATAATTCGTGGAATGGCGTTGGACAAGAGATTGATGCAAAAATTGGTGAAGTCTATACATTTAGCTTATGGATGAAGAGCGACTGGAAGAATGATACAGTAAATTTCTATGTAAATAGAAATGGATCTGTTGAGAAAGGTTGGGGTGTTCCATCTGAAACATCGGTCGCTATAACAAGTGAATGGAAACGTTACTCATTTACCTTCAAAATTACTGTGGACGGCTTCATCTTTCCTCGTGTAGAACGACTTAATCAAAATACAAATCTATATATTGCAGGTCTTAAACTTGAAAAAGGATCGTATGCAACACCGTACACCGAAGCTCCTGAAGACACGGACGAAGCGATTCGCTCTGTTCAAAGCCAACTAACTGGCTCATGGGCAGTTCAAAACATCAACTCGGCTGGAGATATCATCTCTGGAATCAATCTTGGCGCCAATGGACATAACCGCTTTGTTGGGAAATTGACCCACATCACTGGAGAGACCCTGATTGACAGAGCAGTCATCAAGTCTGCCATGGTTGATAAGCTCAAAACGGCCAATTTTGAAGCTGGTTCGGTCACGACTACGATATTAGACGCTGAAGCGGTAACTGCTGAGAAGTTGAAAGTTGACAATGCGCTTATTAAAAAATTAACTGCAACTGATGCTTTTATTTACGAACTGATATCTAAACGTATCTTCTCTACTAAGGTTGAGTCCGTCATTTCTAGCTCAACCTTCCTAGAAGCCTATCAAGGCCGAATCGGTGGATTCACACTTGGTCAATTTGACCAGGGTGGCGGTCGCTGGATTTCAGGTGTCAATCAGTTCTCTGTTGGTATGGGGAATGGTGCCGGGCATGGAGTCCGGACAGCCTTCTGGGCGAACTGGGGAAATAATTGGAACTATGCCGGACCTAAAGCATGGAACGTCAATACTGATGGGAAAATGTACTGTAGGAATGAAGTCGGTTTTTATGATCAAGTGGATTTTTCGAATTCATCGAGAGCAAACTTCTATGGGAATACTACTTTTTCTCGTTCTCCTGTGTTTTCAAATGGTATCGAACTTGGAAGTAAAGATGTGCTTGGTGATGGTTGGAATCCCAAAGGCGGAAGGAATGCGGTTGTTTGGTGGAATCAGGTCGGTAGCGGTAGCTTGAAGTATTGGATGGAACAAAAATCAGATAGACGCTTAAAAGAGAACATCACAGATACAGCTGTGAAAGCCTTGGATAAAATCAACAGATTAAGAATGGTTGCATTTGATTTCATCGAAAATAAGAAACATGAGGAGATTGGTCTAATAGCTCAAGAGGCTGAAACCATCGTTCCAAGAATTGTCTCACGAGATCCTGAGAATCCAGATGGCTATCTACATATCGACTATACCGCTTTAGTTCCTTACTTAATCAAGGCTATTCAAGAATTAAATCAAAAAATAGAAAAAATGGAGAAAACAATAGCATGAATAACAACATGTTGACCAATATCGCACTTAAAGCAATTCAGGAGTTTGCTCTTGAAAATAGAAAACGAACACACAGATTGGAGAACTTAGAAAATGAACACAGAACAGCTTAACCAAGCCTTACGAATGACAATTAGTGAAATATCAACAACTTCAACAAATTCGATGATTGAAAGTAATATCTTGAGTATTCAGTTGGATGAGCAAAGGGAAGAGAATCAAAGACTTCAAGCACGAGTGGATGAGCTGGAAGCTCTGCTTGATGAACAAACTAAACCAGCAGACAAAGGAGAATAGACATGGCAGAAACAAATCAAAACACAGATAACTTACTAGACCTTACAAAAATCACAGAACCATTTGATCTTGCGAGTGCTTTGCGCTATATGAAAGAAAATGGAGAGTTCATTCGTTGCAAGAATGTAAGCGATGACTTCTATATGTATCGTGATGTTCAAAAACGTCCTGTGATCGTAAATGGCCGTCGCCAACTCAAGGATGTTGAAACCGTTTGGGCGTTCAATCAGTGGGGTGGTACAATCGCAACAATCAACGTCGCCGTTCTGTTGAATCATGAATTCTATATCATGAAATTTGATGCAGAGGGCAATCCTGACTGGACGGATCCAACGGTAGAACCTAAAGAATAGGAGGTTGTATGCCAATTGAAGAAGCTGAAAAAATCGCTCAAAGTCAGGTAGCTTGGGCGATTTTGTTTATCTTGCTTTTTTTTATTATCATTCGATATCTTATCAAGACTTCGGACAAGCGAGAGAAGAAGATTATGGATTTGCACGAGCAATCAAAGGCCGACTCTAATAGACGAGAAGAGCGTTTGATGACTCACCTAGAAAAGACCACTACAGAATTAACCACAATCACTCACACGGTCGGAGACATTCAAAAAGAAATGGTTCGCATGAACGACCGCATGGAAGAAATCGAAAAAGGAGAATAACAAATGCAACAAATTACTGAAATCATTACTAATGGAGCAATCAGCATCCTAGTCATTTTAGCAGGGGTGGTAGTTAGGGCAGTCAAGGAATACCTCGTCAAAAAAGGTGGAGAAAAGACTATCAAGATTGTTGAAATCTTGGCTAAGAACGCAGTTAATGCCGTGGAGCAGGTAGCTGCTGAAACTGGCTACAAGGGAGATGAAAAACTGGCACAGGCTCGTGCTAAAGTCCGTGCTGAGCTTACAAAATACAATATCAGTATGACGGACAAGGACTTAGACACCTTTGTGGAGTCAGCCGTGAAGCAGATGAACGACGCTTGGAAAGGACAAGAGTAATGGATATCGATAGAAACAGACTACGAACAGGCTTGCCCCAGGTTGGGGTGCAGCCTTATCGACAAGTACACGCCCACTCAACAGGCAACCGTAACTCAACAGCTCAAAATGAGGCGGACTACCACTACAGAAAGAACCCTGAGCTTGGGTTCTTCTCTCATGTGGTTGGAAATGGTCGTGTCCTGCAGGTCGGACCTGTAAACAACGGAAGTTGGGATGTTGGGGGCGGTTGGAATGCTGAGACCTATGCAGCGGTTGAACTGATTGAAAGCCATTCAACTAAGGAAGAGTTTATGGCTGACTATCGCCTCTATATCGAATTGCTACGCAATCTAGCGGACGAAGCAGGCTTGCCGAAGACTCTTGATACAGACGACTTGGCAGGTATCAAGACGCATGAATACTGTACCAATAACCAACCAAACAACCACTCAGACCACGTTGACCCTTATCCATATCTTGCTAAATGGGGCATTAGCCGTGAACAGTTTAAGCAAGACATCGAAAACGGCTTGAGAGCTGCAACAGGCTGGCAGAAAAATGGCACTGGCTACTGGTACGTACACTCAGACGGCTCTTATCCAAAAGATAAGTTTGAGAAAATCAACGGTACCTGGTATTATTTCGATGGCTCAGGCTATATGCTTTCAGACCGCTGGAAGAAGCACACAGACGGTAATTGGTACTACTTTGACCAATCAGGCGAAATGGCTACAGGCTGGAAGAAAATCGCTGAGAAGTGGTACTATTTTGATGTAGAAGGTGCTATGCAAACAGGTTGGGTCAAGTACAAGGACACTTGGTACTACTTAGACGCTAAAGAAGGTGCTATGGTATCAAATGCTTTTATCCAGTCAGCGGACGGAACAGGCTGGTACTACCTCAAACCAGACGGAACGATGGCAGATAAACCAGAGTTCACAGTAGAGCCAGATGGCTTGATTACAGTTAAATAAATAGAAAGGAAACTTTCTAAATTGTTCTTTCACCGCAGGCTCAGGCTTGCGGTTTTTTTGTTTGCTCTGATTCTTCAAAAAAGCGTTTTCTTGAAGAATAGGGAGGAGGAATGGCAGGGTATTATTGTCAAAAACGCCATTTTGTTAATAATAGCTCCTTTTTATTTTTTGATTATTGTCAAAAACGGTGTTTTGTCAAAAATAAAAAAATAGTGATTTTTTCATAACTTTTTATCTTCTTTTACGAATAGATAAGTAGGAGGAATAAAAATGAAGATTTTAAATATTGAACTAGCAAATGTAGAGCAGACAGACTTAGGTTTTGAGCATTGGGTAGATGTGACTTATCAGGTTCCGATTTTGAAGAATGAATACACGGTCAAGCTATTATTACTTATGGAATGCAGGATAGAGGACCAAGAGGTTATTGAGTATCTGGTCAGCACTTGGAAGTATCGTGATCTCGTGTTGCATTCGGTAAAGATGTATGAGATAGAAAAGAGTGAGAGTTTTACTATCCTTGATTGAGATGTTGGTGGTCTTGCTGATTATCAGCGTGCTTTTCTTGCTCTTTGTACCTAATCTGACCAAGCAAAAAGAAGCAGTCAATGACAAAGGAAAAGCAGCTGTTGTTAAGGTGGTGGAAAGCCAGGCAGAACTTTATAGCTTAGAAAAGAATGAAGATGCTAGCCTAAGAAAGTTACAAGCAGATGGACGCATCACGGAAGAACAGGCTAAAGCTTATAAAGAATACCATGATAAAAATGGAGGAGCAAATCGTAAAGTCAATGATTAAGGCCTTTACCATGCTGGAAAGTCTCTTGGTTTTGGGACTTGTGAGTATCCTTGCCTTGGGCTTGTCCGGCTCTGTCCAGTCCACTTTTGCAGCGGTAGAGGAACAGATTTTCTTTATGGAGTTTGAAGAACTCTATCGGGAAACCCAAAAACGCAGTGTAGCTAGTCAACAAAAGACTAGTCTGAACTTGGATGGGCAGATGATTAGCAATGGCGGTCAAAAGTTGACAGTTCCTAAAGGAATTCAGGCACCATCAGGCCAAAGTATTACATTTGACCGAGCTGGGGGCAATTCGTCCCTGGCTAAGGTTGAATTTCAGACCAGTAAAGGAGCGATTCGCTATCAATTATATCTAGGAAATGGAAAAATTAAACGCATTAAGGAAACAAAAAATTAGGGCAGTGATTTTACTGGAAGCAGTAGTCGCTCTAGCTATCTTTGCCAGCATTGCGACCCTCCTTTTGGGACAAATTCAAAAAAATAGGCAAGAGGAAGCAAAAATCTTGCAAAAGGAAGAAGTCTTGAGGGTAGCTAAGATGGCCTTGCAGACGGGGCAAAATCAGGTAAGCATCAACGGAGTTGAGATTCAGGTATTTTCTAGTGAAAAGGGATTGGAGGTCTACCATGGTTCAGAACAGTTGTTGGCAATCAAAGAGCCATAA